GTAAATTAGTTAAAAAACTAGATACTGTATTTAGTCAATATATTAGACTTAAAAATTCAGTAGATGGAAAAGCAACTTGTTTTACTTGTGGTAAGGTAGATGAATGGAAGAAATTACAGAATGGACATTTTCAATCTAGAAAACATTATTCAACTAGATGGGATGAAATAAATTGCCAAGTACAATGTGCAGGATGTAATGTATTTAAGTATGGTGAGCAATACAAATTTTCTGTAAATCTAGATGCTAAGTATGGTCAGGGTACTGCAGAAAGACTTAGTATTAAAGCACAACAAATAATAAAGCTATCAAACTTTGAAATAGAGGATATGATAAAAAGATATAAAAACTTTGTAGATTCAATGTAATTGACTACATTTGATTGTTCTGTTCTGTTACCTATGAAAAGGGGTTAGATTAATTTCTAATCCTTTTTTTTTGTCTTTTATTTTTTTTTATTAACTTTTTTGTTTATATTTGTTTAATATTAATAATTAAAACAGAACAAAATGAGAAATTTACAACATTCATTAGGATTTATTAAAAGTAATAACAATTACAATGAATTAACTAAGAATCAAAAAACAAATTTAGAAAAGTTAAGTAATATTAACAAAATGGATTATTTAACAATTAGATTAAACTATAAATATTGGTCGACTGAAAGGGTTGACAATGAGATAAAAATAGCATTAACTAAATAAAAAGAACAAAATGGTAACACAAAGGACAACTTTAAGTAAGGAAATTAAAACCTTAGAAGAACAATTACATCACGCAGTATTAAATGGTGATGCATTTACTCAAATGGCTATTTATAAAAGATTAGAAATAGCAAAATCAACTTTATTAAATTTAGACTGATGGGAATAAATTATTCAACAGAAACATCTAAATCAATCATAGAGGAATATGAGTTTAGAATAGAAGCATTACTAAAAAAGATAGAATTTTTAGAAGCACAAATAGAAGTATCAAAAGAAATTTTTAAAAATAGATAAAATGAACAGAGAAAAATTAAAAGCCTTATATCTAAAGTATGAATTAACATCAGAAGATATATTTACAAAAGACATTGGATTTGGTGATAACAAAAAAACTTTTACTATAATCACAAGGTCAGGAATAGAAAAGATTCAAGCAAAAGAAAATATCAAGGTTGCTTATAAAGTAATTAAATGTGAGACTAATTTTGCAGTAATAAAAGCAACTGCATTTTTAGACTTAAAGCCTATTTATACTTGCGAAACTTTTGGTAGTGCTTTAAAAGGTACTACTTATAAAGATGGAAATTGTCAAAGTTGGTATGTTGTTGAAATGGCAGAGAAACGTGCATTAAGCAGAGCAGTATTAAAACTGACAGGCTTTTATGAATTAGGAGTATTTGGAGAAGATGAATCAGATGACTTTAAAAAGAAATAATTAATAACTAAATAAATTAAATTATGAGTACACTTATTACAGGGTCTATTAGAGTAGACAAATTACCAAAGGAAAAATTTATAATGGGTAAAGACGGAGCAGTCTATTATAACTTTACTATATCAGTTCAAGACGAAACTAGGTATGGAAACAACGTTGCTTTTATGGATAGTCAAACCAAAGAAGAACGAGATGCAAAAGTTCAGAAGAATTACTTAGGAAACGGAAAAGTAGTTTGGACTGATGGAAATATTACTTTAGCAGAAAAAGAAGAAGCTAAAGTTGAAGCAACTGCAGATGCAGACTTACCATTCTAAAACTAACCAATTTTAATAAAAAGGGTATAGGTTTTATTATCTATACCTTTTTTTTTATATATTTATAAAATAGTTATAACTTTAAGGGAATATAAATGACAGAAAAACAAACAGAACACAATATGTTAATGCAGTTTATAGAACAAGACTGCTTTGTAAATTCAAAAGAAAAAATAGATTATCCTCCTGTTGCTTTATCATATGGCGAAAAGGTAGTAAAGTCTAATAAAGTTGAGGGGGATTTAATAGTACCTATTCCTATTGGAACATTTGGCAATCTATCAGTAGTTACTGCACCACCTAAAACAAAGAAAACATTTTTTATATCACTACTAGCATCTTGCTATTTAAGTGGTCAAAATACATTCGGAGGTAATATAAAAGGACATAGAAATAAAAATGGTCACCTTATACATATTGATACAGAACAAGGACTATGGCATTGCCAAAAAGTGTTTGAAAGAGTACATAAAATGGACTCAAATATTAATTCAGAAATTTATCATACCTTTGGGTTAAGGTCAATAGACTATAAAATGAGAATTGAATTTATAGATTACTACTTAAAAGAAAAAATTAAAACACCATCTTTATTAATTATTGATGGAATTGCAGACTTATGTTCTGATGCTAATAATATTTCAGAAAGCAATCAATTAGTTCAGAAATTAATGGAATGGTCATCAATCTACAAATGTCACATAATAAACGTTATACATCAAAACTTTGGTAGTTCAAAACTAGGCACAGGGCATTTAGGTAGTTTCTTAGAAAAGAAAGCAGAAACTGTAATACAACTAGAAGCCAATACTGTAAACAAAGATTGGGTTACTGTAAAGTGTGGTAGGTCTAGAGGATATTCTTTTGATACTTTCAGTTTTGAAGTTAATGATTTTGGATTACCACAAATAGTAGAAAACCTATACGACCCATTGAAATAATGTCAAATAAAGAAGTTATATTATTACTAGCAAAAAAGCATAAGACGTGGATAGACGTTGTTAGTTCTTTTGGATGTGATAAAACAATAGCTGAGGACATTGTACAGGAAATGTATATAAAAGTACTACCTAAGATAGAAAATGGCTTAGACATCATTTATTACGATAATGATATTAACTACTACTATATTTACAAAGTCTTAAAAACTTTGTTTATAGATTTAAAAAGAAAAGGTAAAAATATTACAATGATTAATATTGAAGATACTAATTACTCAAAATTAGATTGTGATGTTGATTATGACAAAGCCTACGATAAAATCAAAGCAGAATTAAATACTATGTTTTGGTATGACAGAAAAGTATTTGAAATAATAAATGAGGGCGAAAGCATAGCAGACTTTTCAAGAAACTCATACATAGAATATTTTTCACTTTATAACACATACAGAAAGGTAAAAGCAAAACTAAAAAAATTAATATGATTTATAGGTATCCAAAATCATTTTGGAAAATAGCAGACGAAATTGGTAATGCAAGAAATGTATTAAATACAGAATTAAGAAAAAAGAATCCTAGATACGACAGAGGAGAAAAAAACAAGCACGTTGATTTAGCAGGGTTATTAGGTGAATTAATAGCAATGGATTATTTGACAAATAAAAATATTGACTATACTATGGAAAAATTACTTTCTCCATACCCAACCAAAAGTGCAGACTTTGTTTTTAGGAATAAAAGAATTGATGTTAAATCTACAATTCATTTTCCTAAAGCACATTTGCTTGTAAACTATGAAGCACATCATAAAGGAAAAAATGTAATAGATAAATATTGGTTTATTTATATTTTAGATAAAACTACTGCAGAATTCTATTTTGTAGATTATGATGATTTAAGTAAATGGGATTATAAGGTTATGGGACATACAAAGGCATATTATAAAAAAAGAGAAAACTTATGAAACTAGGAGATTTAATTTACTACATAACAAAATATACAGGGATAAAATACCTTGTAGAAAAATACCATACTTACAGAGGAACAAAATGCAACTGTGATAAAAGACGTGAAAGTCTAAACAATATAAAAATTAAAAGATGGTAAAATTTGAAAAAGAAGATAGAAGTGATTGGAGAAAGTTCAGGATGGGTAAAAAGCAGCACCTATCCCCTGAAGAATTTGAATTGGTTTGCCAACTCCACGCAAAGTACCACAAGCATAGATTTTATAAACCCTGTACTTGTAACCCAAAAACAATAGTTCAATGGATTAAAGACTTGAATATCATTTGGGACAATGGGATTAAAAAAGATTAACAAGTGGGAAAAGGCAGTTGTATTCCTGCTTAACTTAGATGGGTGGGATTTAGAATGGTGTGGTGATGGTTTCACTAGATACGATGCAATCGGTAAAACACCAAAGGGAAAAGACTGCGTTATTGAAATGAAGTTTCGTAAAACCTACTACGAACAGAAGATGCTTGAGAAAGACAAGTACGATGCCTTGATGTCATTAGATAAAGATGTAATTAAATTATACTTTGTTAATGACCCAAAAGGCAACTTCTTATATTGGCTAAACAATCTACAGATGCCAATACCTGTAAAAAAATATTGTCCTGATACTACAATGTGGACAAAAAAAAGACTTCTTAAAGATGTTTATTTACTAGAAGAAAACGATGCTAGTATAATAAATATTAATATTTCTTAAAAAAAACTTATTAAATTTTTTTGTTAATTAAATAATTTGTTTATATTTGTTTAAGTTTAATTTAAAAAACAGAACAAAATGAATTATTTAGAATTTTCAAAAGAAGCACAAAATTTATTAACAGTAACAATGTCTAAAGTAGAAATGCAACTAGCATATGTTATATATACTAACTTTGATATATCTATTATAAAATGTGTGAGTATAGCAATATCAAGTAACAAGTAAAAGAATATTAATACAAATCGGGGGGTGTAAAAACCCCCAT